CCTGATCCAACATCTCCTTTAGTATCAACAGGTTTTGCGGTTGCTCTTGCATCAGTAGGACCATTCGGTATAGGAGGAACATTTTTGTGACCATCCCTCATATCTCTATGTTTTGGTGCTGTATGATCACCAACCACACCGCCAGTGCTAAAGGCAGGCACGACAATACCACCAAACTCAGCAGCCTGGACACCCTTTGCCATCTTAGGTTTGTTGGCATTGGGTCCGCCATATAAACTATTATGTTCTAAGAAATAATCTGCACCAAACGCATCAACCGTTGGTTTATTGATTACAACTTCACCAGGTCGAGCAGCAATCAACTGAGTATCAACACCAGCACCCTTGATATCTGTGCCGCTGGTAGTTGTTATCTTTGCACCCTTTCTCATTGCTGGAATCCCACCACCAGAAAATCCCATTCCGCCCGTTCCAGTTGGATCTCGACGTAACCCAAGAGGATCATTATGTAGATCAGGCATATTATTAAGTGTTCCACCACCACCAGCATCACGAAGTCTTGTTCCTTGTACTAATGCTTCTCTATCTCCAGGAGTCAAATCTTTAGTACTTGGTGCTACCTCTAAAGCTGCGCGAGAAGTGTTTGCTCTTTCTGTTTCATTCTCAACAACCTTATCCTTATTCAACATCTTACCAATACCATAAATTCCAAGACCAGTAACAGCAGCTGCTGCTAACCAAGGATTCCTTGCAATTGCTTTACCTAAGGCAGGAATGACTGTAAGCAGCATCCTCCCTGCAAAGAATAATAACCTTGAGGTCAGTCCAATGACAAATTTAGTTAGTCCATTACCAAAGATTAGATAAGCACCCAATAATGCAGGCCACCAATCATTTAAGAATCGACCAATACTCTCAACTTTACTCTGATTATCTGGGTCTCCAAACCAACTAACCAATCCAAGAAGTGCTTTGCCCAAGAATATTGCAGCAAAGAAGTTGATTATCTTATCAAGGATATTTGAGAATGGTTTTGCAATCTTATCTACTGCCTTCTTTGCCTTTTTATCACCTTTACCACCCTCAAATCTCTCCTCTTTTGCCTTCCTTTTCTTATCTTCCCCTAACTTTCTTGCAAGACCAAACTGCTTTTTAATAAAATCGTTTTGTTTTACAAGAGTTTCAAAAATACTATCTACTGTTTTTCTGATTGCAGCAACATTTTGCTCCAGAGTTGCTCCAGACTTTCTCTTTTTTCTCTCTTTTACACTGTCAGCATCTTGTTCTTCTGCAGATTCTGCTGCAGATTGGCGATTTGCAGATTCTGGAACTGGAGGTTTGACAGCAAGTGCTGATGTCCCAGGTGCTGCTGGTAAAAGATTTTGACTAGGAACTGCAGGAGGTGGTGTCTGACCAACTCCAGTTTGAGTCTTTGGTTTCTCTACACCAAAGAATGAACTGACAAATTTATCGAAGTCTACTTTACTTTTACTTGCTTTAAATGCTTCCTTTCTCTCTTCGGGAGAAAGTCTTTCTCCGTCGATAGTTCCTTCAGTTGCAATCTCTTGACGTAAACGCTCATAGTTGTCGGCACCAAAAAAACTGCCAGGATTCATACTGTTCTTCCTGACAGTTACTCTTCTTTTTGGTGGACGACCCCTATATGCTCTTGCCATTAACCTAATGATGATGCTTTTTGTTGGTCCATTCTAAGTTTTTCTTCTTCAATGTGGTTCCTGAGCATCGTGACATAGATGTCTCTTTCCCACGGAATCATATTTTCAATCTCAGTCAAAGAATATTTATGGAACTGCATTAAAGAGAAATTTAACTCATAAAAGTTCATTAGGTTCATATGGATCATCCCTACGCGAAAAAACTAGATAGTCCCTCAAGTACAACAGCACTGCTTTTTCCAGTGTTTGGATTTTTTACCTTAATCTCGTGACTGAGTTTAGGCATAGTCTCAAAGAATGACTCAATCTCTTTAAATTGAGTCGAGTTCATTGACTCCAAGAACTCAAATAGTTCTTTCTTAGTACAGTCAGAGGCAACCCAGACTTCTTCCTCAGTGTAAATCTTATCTATACAAGCAACAATCAATTCAAATGACTGCTCCATTAAATTACCATCTTTAAAGTCAAAGTTATTTTTGATGAATTGTTCCAGTGATGGATACTTCATCTCAATCATAATTGTATCGTCAACTTTAATCCTCTTGCTATGCTTTGGATCCTTGGTGACGTGAATGTCCTCAAGGTTGATTGACACAGGAACTTGAGTTTCGTTATCATCTGGACAGATGACATTTACCTCAACTTCTTCACCCACAGACTTGCCACGGATATTGAGGAATAGATACTCAATGTCAAAAGTTGGGAGTTCCTCAACTTTTATACCGCTTGTTTTAATACAATTCTTAATAACAGTTTTAACTGCTTTGGTGATATCTTTTGTGTCTTCGGTCTCCATTGCGAGGACCAAAAGTTTCTCTTCTTTGACCAAAAATGGTCTATATTCGATTGTTTTTTCTGTTGAAGGCAATTCCAACTCATATGTTGGCGTAGCAATTTTTGGTAAAGGCATAATGTCCTATAATATGGTCAGTAAGTTTATTTATACTAGTAATTGGTATATTTCCCCATTTCCTTGATTGATCCAGTCGATGGTGAGTTATATCCCGTAGGTTTGTCATTCATATACTTATCAATTTGCTGAGAAGTATTAGATGGATTTGTATTTACATAATTACCATTACCATCAGTATTATTAAGAAAATTTTCTACTGAACCTATGGAACCAGATACATTAGATGAAGATTCTGCTGAATTACTTGAAGTAGTTGCCGCAAAATTTTTCACAGCAAGTACATATCGAGTGAAGGTATAGTTTACTGTACATTTTAGCAGTTCGGATGAATTATATGAAACTGGCATTGAATTGATAGACAGGGGGTATGCATCTATAAATGAATATTCTAGATAAGTACCATTCTTTTCATAATTTTTTTCAAATTTGTTGATGACTATCTGGGATTTATAATACTTTTTAAACTGAGTCCTATGTACAAAGTTTGGTGCTCGATTATCTGTATTCTCCTTGTCACCAATTAGGGGTTCTCCAGCAATATATCTTATCCAGTCCTCAAAGAATAAAATAACATTATAGCCAGTATTTACATAAAATGTAAAACTTGCTGTAGCATCGTATGCTTTTCTATAAGCAATCTTTTCTGTTGTACCCACAAAGTCATCTTTGAGTTCGTGAGTCATAAGATTTGACCCAGGAAGTGATGCTTCTGAACAAGATAAGTTTATAACGTCTTGATTGTGCTCTGGTAGTTGCGGTCCTCCTAGTGGAGTGTAAACATTTACAGTATATTGTGACGTTAAAGATGGAGCGAGTAGTTTGGTTTTCACCTCATTCATCAGTATGGCAATTGGTTTAGGCATCTAAATACAGGGTAACCCTTTATTATATGTAGTCGATGTCTAGAGATGGTAGATTTCACCAAGGAAGATTTCGTCCACAAAATCCTCAAAAGTATCTTGGGGACGTGAATAATATTATATATCGTAGTTCTTGGGAACTTAGATTCTTAAGGTGGTGTGACCAAAACACCAACATTCTCCAATATGGTTCCGAAGAGTTTTTTATCCCATATGTATCACCGGTCGATAATCGGGTACATCGTTATTTTCCAGATTTTATTATTAAAGTACAACATAAAGATGGGTCTGTAAAGAGATATGTTGTTGAGGTAAAACCAGAAAAACAAACAAAACCACCTAAACAAAGAAAGCGTGTAACCAAATCCTTCATCTATGAGTCAAAGACCTATGCTGTCAATCAAGCAAAATGGAAAGCAGCAGAGGAGTGGTGTAAGGATCGTAGATTAGAATTTAAGATTATAACAGAAAAACAACTAGGCGTTAAGTAATGGCATCACCTAAATTTGAACTCTTAGAGAAAGTTATTGACCGAGAGTTAGATCCTGATGACATTATGGCAGAGATTATGAATATTTACGACGATATCACCATAATCCCAGATGTTGGTAAGACATACACATTCATATATCGAGCAAAGTCACCAAATATCATTTACGACGAGTTTCCTCTAGTTGCTGTAACTAGCATTGAAAAATGGGGATTTAAAGGATTAAATTATCATTGGGGTGGTTGGCGACAATACACTTGGGTGGAAATGATGAGTCAATGTCACTACATCACACAAGAAGATGTTGGTGAGTTAAATGCTGTTCCATATAGGAACTTTAAAGTTTCGACATAAATAAACAAAAGTCTCCAGATAATGGCAGTTCAATATACAAATTTACCATTGCAGTCGGGAACGGGTAGCAATAAACAGTCAGTCAAAGTTCAAGTACAGATTGACCCAAATGATCCCCAAAGACCACCGACAATCTTTGACAAGGATACTGGCGACATTATTGGTCAATGGGACAATAATTCTGGTGCTTTTGTAGGTCTTGGAGAGAGTACTGTAGGAAATAATCAGCACGTTGATTCCTTTATTGCTCAAAACCAGAGTCAACTAAAACAAGCAACCACAAACACTATAAATGACTTAAATCCTTCTCAGAAGAATGGATTTGCCAACGGAGGAGTATACTCTATAGGTGTGCAAGGTAGTTCAGCAACTCCAGCAGGCGATGGAACTGCAACAGCAAAACCAAAATCTATACAAGCTGGCAGTCAATCACCATCGGTAAATCTTATTAGAGAATCTGGTCAAGGTTCAAGTCTTAGGTATCCATCAACAATCTCTGGAGACTTTGTTTTATTTCAAATTTTTGAATATATTGGTTCCGGCGTAAGTGCCTCATCAAACTTTGGATTAACAACTGTAAGAGCTGATGTTAATGGCAAGTCAGTAGCAGCCATTGCATTACCAATTCAAGCACAGATTGTTGATAACAACACAGTTGATTGGAAGGAAGATACTCTTAATGCATTGCAAGGAGCTGCAGGAGGTGCTGCACTAGGATTGCTTGGGGCAAAAGGACAAGAGGGTGCTCTAGACCAATTGCTTAAATCAGCACAAAAAGCGAATGAAGAAGAGACAGAAGGAGGGCAAGGGAGTGATTTAGCAAAGGCAATTAAATTTGCTGCAGCATCACAAGCAGTTGGGTCGCAGCTCCGATCACGTTTCTCTGGTGAGGTAATGAATCCAAACCTTGAACTGTTATTCAATGGTCCTCGTCTGAGAAACTTTAACTTTGCATTTTTTATGTCAGCAAGAGATGAGGGAGAAGCAAAGATGATTAAACAGATTATCAGAACGTTTAAACAAAAAATGGCAGTTCGTGATGGTCCTGGATCTCTGTTTCTAAAAGCACCTCACATATTTAAAATAACTTATAAAACTGCTACGGGTGCAACACATCCATCAATCAATCAAATCAAACTTTCTGCATTGACATCACTTAACGTAAATTATACCCCAGCTGGAACTTACAGCACTTTTAATGATTCAGATCTTACAATGACCGCATATCAAATGACTATGCAATTTTCTGAACTTGATCCTATATATGAATCTGATTATGCTTTAGTCGGTCCAAACGAGATAGGTTTCTAAAATGGCAAATTACTTCAGTTACGTTCCAGAGATTGATTACGTTAATCGTTTTCCTAATGCAAAAATTGGTGAGTATAATCGTGCCAAGAATTTATTCACACGAGCAAAGATTCGTGATGATATCTTCCAAGACCTATCTAACTTTACCAAGTATAGCATCGTAGGTGATGAGAGACCTGATAACGTCTCATACGCATATTATGGAGATGCTACTTATGATTGGTTAGTCCTGCTCGCAAATAATGTAGTTGACGTTTATAGCGAATGGCCTATGACTCAACAATCGTTTGACACATTTTTACTTAACAAGTATGGCACATATGGCGAGATTGATGGCGTTCATCACTACGAGTCTATTAAGGTAACGAACTCTAGGGGCATCAAAGTCTTAGATGCTGGTCTCACTGTTCCATCAAACTTTTCAGTAACTTATTTTGACAGTGGACTGGGAACAGAGGTGACTAAAACAAATATAACCAGAGAGATTACAAATAGAGTATTTGAAGATAAACTTGAAGATAAAAAGAGAAACATCTATCTCCTGAAAAAAGAGTATCTCAATATGATTACTCAGGATGTTAAAAATGTCCTTAAATACAAAGAAGGTTCCACTCAGTATGTGAGCAGAACCTTAAAGCGTGTCGATAATATCAGACTATATCAGTAATCAACTATCAGCAAGACGTTGGAAGTATGAGAGGGTGTCGTCATCTTCGCCACCATCATTGGATGATGAGGAGTTGGACAACTCATTCAGTTTCTCAAGGAACTCCGGCCGGAGTTCGGACTCAGTTTCTTGAGGACGACTAAACTCGGGTTTGAATGAACCACGAGTCGCCTCAAATGCTTGCTCTTCCTCTTGAGTCTCACGGTCCTGCCTCTTAGCACTGGGGCGATCGCCCAACACATAGTCAAGACGCTTTTGGAGATCCTCATAGGACTTGAACTGATCTGCTGCAACCATTGCCTCAAGAGAATACTCTTTCTTCCAGAGTGTCTCAAGAGCATCATCGTCATCCAGCAGTGCGCTAGGACGATCAAACTCACTGGAGTCATAGTTCCAGTAACCTGCAACCTTCTTGAGTTTCAGTTTGAAGTTTGCACCCTGCCAAAAGTCAAAAGGATTGATAGGAGTCTCATCCTCAAACTCAGGTTGCATTGCTTCCATAATCTTGTCAAAGATCTTCTTACCAAACTTGTAAAGGAAGACTTGACCCTCATTCTGGGGGTTTGCTTTGTCCTGCACAACATAGATGTTGGCATAGTAGGACAGTTTACGCTTTTGCTTACGTGCAATTTCTTTATCTGAATCACTTCCACTGTTCCAGAGTTCACGGTTATACTCGGACACAGGATCTTTGCCACCATTAGTGGTCAAAGAGTTTTCAATATACCAACCGCCTGGTCCTTGGAAGGCGTGACTGTACAGTTTTGCCCAAGGGAGATCTTCTCCATCAGAGGCGGGGAGGAAGCGGATAACGGCATAACCATTGCCTGTCTTATCCATTTCTGGTTTCCACAGGCGCTCATCAGCGCCACCAGATGTTTTGTTCATCTTCTCTACTTCTTTAACCAGTTTGTTGGTCAGGTTGCCAAGAGAAGACTGCTTCTTAAGTGCGGAAAAGGACATTCAGATTAACCTCGGATTTGTTAGGATTTGGTCTTTTGGGACCACGTTATTATAGCAAGGATTGGGGTCGGGTGTCAAGATCAGATTTGATTTCTCATCATGACAATGATTTTCTGCATATTTGAGAAAATCACATCCATACTCATAGTTGATGGGAGACCCATCACTCTAGCAGATTCAAGAATCTGCTGTTTCATTTGTAGTGCCTCAGAATCATCAGATAGACTCAAACGAGTGTACATGATCCTTTGCTTTTCTAAAAGTTCTTCAAGAATATCAATGTGTTTTGATTTTTCATCATCTGACATGGCGGAGAATGTGAAAACGTCGGTATAGACTTTTTCTTGAAGTTCTTGGATTTCGGTAAGTTCAGCACGAACTACCTCCGAATCAAAAAAACTCATTTTCCTCCTAATACTGAATCTTTTAATATTTGCATATAACGTGATGCATCTATATTTATAAAGGATTTGTACTTCTTCATTTTCCTCGAAATTGATGACCATACGGGATCATCTAGTATCTTATCATACTCTTTAGAGAAGTGAAGTATCTCATCATAGACCATTAGTGTTTCTAATGATACTGATGATTTTAGATATTCTTTTACAATCTGAGGATGTCTCTTATTTTCAATCAAAAACGTCTTATCAAAGTTTTTGATATCTAAGATCTTCTCTGACTCCTCTACAAACGTATAAGAAAGTGACTGTGTTCGCTTTCTCCACGAGACATAGTTTGATTCACCATTTTTGATAATCTCTCCGATCCACATTCTATCGGGATCATCACACGAAACAAAATTCGCGACAAAGTAATCAAGAATCTCTCGATCTGACTTTTGCCGCGATAGTTTTTCAAACCAATATCGATCCTTTCTATTATAAAAGGATTGTAGCGATGCACGACTCTTTCCACAGTATTTGTGGTAATCGTAGGTTTCCTTGCAAAAGTGCTGTTTTAATGCAAGGTATGTCTTGTAACAATCAAAGGGTGCCATTATAAAAAAGTAATAGGAGCGATTTTTTCCCGGGATTTTTTTTCCGACTTTTCTAGAATCAAATCGGCAATTTTGCCCTGGATGTTCGCTTCAGATAGTTTAACTTAGTTGCTTCAGCACGAATTTTTTCTTTGAGTGGTTTTGATATCAACTTGGGGATTGACTCAACATCCAAACTGTTTTTATCGCAGAAAAAGACGATAGCATCAATATAAGACATATCTTTTTCCTCTTTTACGATTTTTTCAATCTCTTGAGCAAATCGGGCAGTGCAGAAAAACTTTTTCTCTAGTGCCTTTTCAAGATCTTTTTCCATAGGACTCCAATTTGTGTTCCACAAAGTCTCTAATGTACTTTGAGAGTAACTTGATGTATTTGCCTTTATTATACTCTTCATAAACTTCAACATCTCCATTTTCGCATGACATAAGAATAACGAACTTCTTGACTGTAATACCAGTCAGTTCATAAAGCATACAAGCATATGCCGCACACTGTACAAAGTAGTGGTCAATCCACTCTCTTGGTTTTGGTTTGGCGCTTGTTTTAAAATCAATGACTGCTAGTTCGCCGTTATATTCAGCGATACAATCAACCGTACCTGCTACACCTAGTTGCTGACTGTATAGAGATTGCTCAAGACAGTGGATGTTGTCAATCTTATCCAGTTCATCTTTGGCCATCAAGAATAAGTATTCAGAGAGTGGTTGTACTACACCATTCTTAAACTCTTTATTCAGTAGATGATTCTCCGTGAGTGTATGGAAATCAGTACCACGACTAGTTGCTTTCCTAGTAATGTTATTTGCTTTCTGTTCACCAACCCTCTTACGCCATTTGGCAAAGATCTCCTTGTTGTAGTGACTGATCACAGATGTGATGGATACTAATTTAAATACTTCAGAAGTATCTGAGTCTGGAATTTTGTAATACCGAACACCATCGATAGTTTCCCTATCAAGGTTAGGGACATCACATTCTACATAATTAAAAGTCATAGTTGTAAGTCATCTTTAGCAATGATGTACTCTTTTACGAGTCCAGATCTCACGATATCATTGATATCAAATTCAATTATATCAAAGGATGGCATATTACGCAATATTTTAAGGAAATCAACAATACCATTCCGTTCATTTGTCTTTACCAAATCAGTCTGAGTGCCATCACCACAGAACATAATCTTACTATTCTCGCCAACACGAGTGATGATAGAGTCTAGTTCGTGGAAGTTAAGGTTTTGAAACTCATCAACAATGATAATAGCATTGTCAAAAGTTGTGCCTCGGATAAAAGAAGTACTCCAAAACTTGATAGTCTCCTGAGTCTTAAGACTACTGTAGAGCATCTCAAAATCTGCGTCAGATGACATCTTAAACATAAACTTTACCATATTCTTATAAGGAATCTGATAAAGAGATGACTTATCCTCATGGTCACCAGGTAAGAAACCTATCTCACGAGTCGTTACAAGAGACCTTACGAGGTAAACGTGCTCGTATGGTAGATTCTCATTTAAAACGTCTTTGAGAGCGTTGTAGAGCATAATAAAGGTCTTACCTGTACCTGCACAACCATACGTAACGATGTTTTGACCCTCACTGTACTTATTAAACAGAATTTTTTGATTCTCTGTAAGTGGTTCAACGTCAATCAAAAGATTGGTGTTGATTGGTTTTCTCTTCTTTAACTGTCGAGCAGTTAATCCAACCCCAATGATAATATCATCGGAGGAACTACGCTTTTTCCTTGGCATATTTCTAGGTAATAGGTTTTACATTAGATCCTGGTGCTGTACCCGCCTTACGAAGGACATCATTCCACCCTGGATTTCTTGCAATCAGTTTGTCTTTCCATTCTCCAACTTCTCCGACTCCAGGACAGGTACTTGGGTCCGAAAAATCTCTGTGCCACTCTGGATTATCAATCTTCCACTGATCCCATGCATGGACGCTCATTATAACGTCTTTTGTTTCACCAGTTGTGGTGTTTTTTACCGGATAGGTTGCCATTGTATTAAATAATATGTAAATATTTATTGAACCCAGTCAAGTGCTTTTGAAACACTTGGAAACTGATTGATAAAGAGTTTTTTACACTCAAGAGCGATCTCCATGTGCTCCTTCTGAGTACCGTTTGCAGACCTCAAATCGATATAATGAATCCACGACCTACATGATCCGGTCATGTAAATTTTTGTGGGCACACAGAGTGGGAGCACCATTCTTGCACATTCCTTCGCAATACCACGATCAAGCATCTGTTGATACAATGCCAATGATGAATCAAACAGTGTCTCCATCTGCTTGTTAATGAGTTCAACATCTTTTGGATCAAGATCATCAATACTATTCTGACGATTCTTATCATCCTGACGACGCAACTCAGGCAAAGGAATCTTCTCACCAAAACCTAGGAGAGATGAGTCAGCATATCGTTGAGAAAATTCTTGATATGTAAAACTGCGGTGCCTCAGGATTTGAGCCGCGATTGCTCTGGTAGTATAGATTTCCAGTGTCATATATGCTTGCTCAAACACAGACCAATGCCGATGCTTGACGCAATACTTTAAGAGACCTTCAAAACTAGGATTTTCCTGGTTGTTGGGATTCGACACTCTGGCAATATATGCCATATTCTCCTCAGGATCAGGAGTACACTGTATAAACCTAACTGTCATTATTATCTTTGTGTTTGAAGTGTTGTTTGTTTTCTAAAGACTTTTTAGCAGCCCTTTTCATCATCCTAATATACACCAATTCTTCCTCTGTGTAAAGATTAGGATTCCTCTTCGCCTTTTTTTGTGCTTTCTTGGCAAGCTTTATAGTATCCTTGAAGCGCATTGTCTTCAATAAGGTAATTTTTAAAGTATTTATCAATGTTTGTTACATCTCTGTTACCTTGACCTACCCAATAGTCACAAAACTCATAGACCTGACGACAATAATCATTTAGATAATGATTAAGAGAACGGAATATGCTTGCTCTGAGTTCCATTCTTTCGTCAGAGTATCTCCAGTCATTTTCATTCGCAGTTGAACTCATAAGTCCTCTTTTGTTAATAGTCATTAGTCTGGATTCCCATCATCATCGTCAGTATCTTCATATCCCATAGGTTGTTTGAGGCATCCATCAGATTTCCAAACTTCATATGCGTGAGGATCAGAGTATACTTCAGATTCTAACACATCAACAATCTTTTTCAACTGTTGAACTATATCCTTTAAGGATTGTTTATCCATAAAAACTTAAACAGTTAGACTAGTTATACTTCTTATTTCCCCAAGTTCCTGTCTGACTGTGACAGTTTTAGGGAAGTGTACCTTTACACAGCACAGAGTGCCACTTTTCACACGGAAGGACTTACATTATAACATAAAAAAAGAGAGGTATTACTACCTCTCTGTTAAGTAAGTTTAACTAATCACTTAGTGTAAAGTTTACCACGATAGCAGAATGTACCGTGATTCTCATTCAGTCCTACAGAATTAGCATCATATTTAACACCACGATATGTGGTAGCATGAATTTGAGCGTCATGTAGTGCAGATGCTTTATTGATCTGCTTCTTGATTAGATTAAGTGTGTTCATGAGTTGACTCCTGAAGTTAGGGTGGTTTAATCCCCGTTCCTTCAGTCGTTTGCGTCCTTTGTTCCAACTCTAAAGCAAACCGGATCGGTTCCTTTAATAAACAGAGAAATAAATTCCAACTTCTCAGAAGAACTAAGAAGTTCTGACTTATAAACTCCTTTTGCTAACCA